CCTAAAATTTGGGGGGTACTAGCCAGTAAAGCACTTGACATAAATTCGTGCAGGATATATACTATAAATAGTAGAGAGGAGACGACATGGCAAAAACAACCCGTATCAGCATGGTACTGCCAAAAAATCAACTAGCAGCCCTGAAGCGCCAAGCCGAACGCGAGAAAAGACCGTACTCGAATATTATCCGGGAGGCGCTTGAGACTTATCTCGGCGTACCGGATACTGTTCAGCTTGGCGGAGTTCGTGAGCAGGACGATCAGCAGGCTAGCGTAAAATGATCCGGCTGGAACTGGATGCGCGCGATCTACTGCTGTTGGCGTTGCTGCTGTTGCTGGTGTCGCATCCGCGCGATAGCACGCCGTTGCAGCGCGACGTGAAGCAAGCCCCCCGCCCAGACCAGCGCGGCGAGGGGCGCAATACCATACCGTTCGCAGCAAATCGGGGGTGACAGGTATCGACGGGGGTCTGGCCGGGCGCTAGCGTGAAGGCGCACAGAGACAGCGCGAAACCCGGCGCAACAGGCTTTCGGACTGCGGTTCGAGTCCGCACACCTCCACTAGGGCAGAGGCTACAGGGTGTAGCACCCGGTATGGTCCGGGGGCGGAATACGCCGCAAGCAGGTAGCGTGGATGGCAGAAACCCAAGTGCTAGCCAGTGGGGAAGCCAACGTCTGATGTGGCCCGTGAGTTGGTTCGAGTCCAACCTGCCCTTTTGCGACGACTAGCGGCGCATTGTACCGCTGGCGTGGACGGTTTGAGCCGTCGAACGCGGTATTGGCAGCGCGTAATCTGCCTCTGAGAACGCCGGGGGACAAGGGGCCTCGTACCCCGTCTGCGAAAAGCGGCTTACCCCGGCACACGGTGCGGTGGCGTGGTAGGAACACGCTATAGGGTTCGTTGGGGTTGCCGGAGTGACCGGCCTGATGGTCCCGTTGTGGCACCTTAAGTGCACGAGGTTGAAACGCCAACTAAAAGCCACAGACAGCTGGTGCAAATCCGGCCCGCGCCACTGTAGAACACCGGGAGGAACCATGAGCACAGCAGCAGCACAACCGCAAGCAGACGTAAGTGAATTTTTCCCCACGCCGCCCAGCGTTATCACGCGCATGGTCGCACCAATTGCTAGCCGATTGGGAAAGACGACGATCCTAGAGCCATCAGCAGGCAAAGGCGACATTTTAGATCGCCTATCATCTACCTATCACGTCAGCAAAGACAACTGCTATGCCATCGAGAGTAATGCAGAATTGCGCCTCGTATTGTCCGGCAAGGGGTATCGTGTGATAGGTGACGACTTCCTCAACTTCGATGAACCATATCGCTTCGATCTCATTATCATGAATCCGCCGTTTAGCAATGCAACCAAGCACATTATGCGCGCATGGGATATTGTAGCTCCAGGCGGCGCGGTTGTATCCCTGCTTAATGGCTCGAACATCGACAATCCGCACACTGAGGAACGCAAACTATTTAATCGGTTAGCGGCTCAGCATGGCCGGGTAACGCGCCTGGGTAAAGCGTTCCGGTCTTCTGCGCGGCACACTGATGTTGATGTGGCGATGGTCGTATTGTTCAAGCCGGAAGTCGATCAAACCGGGGCATTCGATGGGATTAGCTTCGATACTGAAGCGCCAGCCACCGATGGCACATTTGAGCCGTCACAGGTTGCGCCGCGAAACAAAATCAAGGCGCTGGTAGATCAGTATGACGCTGTAATCCGGCTGATCAAAGAACGACACGAGATTAACCAGAGACTCGACTTTTACACTGATACGATTTATCCCACGTATGGCCGCGAGAAGCGCCCTACTCTGAATGAACAGATCACCCAGGCAAAAGCACACTTTTGGGGATACATTTTTGACAAGACGAAGTTAGGCAGTGTCACCACTAGCCAGGTACGTGAAGAGTTTGAGCTAGCGCGGCAACAGAACGCACACATGGCGTTCACAGTTGACAATATCATGACGCTTTTCGAAGCCGTCGTGCAAAACTACCAGCCGATCATGCGGCAGTGTATCGTGGAAGCATTCGATGCGATCACCGGCTTGCACGAGAAAAACAAGGTGCATACAGAAGGCTGGAAAACCAATAAATCATGGCGCATCAATCGGAAGATCATCGTTCCTTACGGCGTGCGTTATGAAAGCCGCTGGGATAGCTGGTCATTTGCATACTATAAACGCGACTTTTACGCCGATCTCGACAAAGCGTGCTGTTTCCTCACTGGCCGGAACTTTGACGATCTACGCCGTAAATATGAGTCGGGCAAGCCGTCAGAAGAACAGCCAGCGCGCACGATTGACGACGCCATAACAGATCACATTCATGGCAAAACCGACGCTGAATGGAATGAGACATTCGAGAGTGAGTTCTTCACGATCCGCGTCCACAAAAAAGGCACGGTACATTTAACGTTCCGTGACGAGGCGTTGTGGCGTAAGTTCAATCAAGCCGCCGCCGAGGGTAAAGCCTGGGTCGGACCGGGATACTAGGTATAGCGTGAGTTTTTGCGGGGGCGGTCGGGGTGCGATATAATAGGATTTGTCTAAGCTACCCGATTGATTACGATTACAAAGGCCCCGGCGGGATCGCGTAGCTTAGACAACTATCGTGATCTTCCCGCAGGGGCTTTTGCTTTATACGAGGCAACTATGAATGACAATCTCACCCGCGATCAACGCTGGCGCATTGATGACATTCGACAAGAAATGGCGCGACGTGGCCATGATATGAGCCAGTATACCGATGCGCAAATCTATAGTGCTATTGTTCGGCTGATATATCGACATGAGAAGCAAGAGCAGTCGCGGTGCTATAAACGTCGCGCTGGCTTCAAGTGCAGTTGACTGCACACCGTCCGGCCCAATAAAAAAGCCGCGTTTGGGCGCGGCTGGGGCATAACTGACACAAGGAGGCCTTATGTCAGCTACAGACGATTTTACCAGCACAACACTGAAGCGTCAAGATAGCGTTGACGCAATCGAGTTTTTAAATCACTTGTTCGGGGGACTGCGTGGGGACGTGTTCTTTGAGCTAACGCTCATTTTGCCTCCCGAACGTTCCAATGTGGGGCCAAGTCCGATAACCCAAAGTTACCGGCTCGGCGTAGAGTCGCCGGAGTGGGAACACGTGGACGAACTTAACCAAAAGGGCTACGGCGTGTATTACGCCCTAACGCCCAAGAAGCGCCGCCAACCTCGCGGCAAGCGCAGCAAAGAGGCCGATACCGCGTGCTGCCAGGTATTGTGGGCAGACATTGATCTAAAAGAGAACGCATACAAAACCAAAGCCGACGCATATCAGGCGTTGTGTGATTTCGATATCCCTCCTACCGTGATTATTGACTCTGGCGGTGGACTGCATAGCCTGTGGCGTATTGATCCGGTTGCCGTCACACGTCACACACTGACCGACATCAAGGCAACGCTGAAGGGGATCGCGCTGGCGCTCAAGTCTGATCCGCACGTTGCGGAGCTTGCCCGCGTATTCCGTCTACCTGGAACCATTAACACCAAACCGGAACGCGACGGCGCGCGGTGTGAGATTGTGGACTGGCTTCCAGGCCAGTACGACTATAGCACGTTCGCGGATTACACCGCAATGGGAAAACCGCCTGCACGCCGTCAGATTTCGGTTAGTCTGCCGGACGGCGCACGAACCGCCCTTCCCCGCTGGTGCCGGGAATACCTGGAGCATGGTGCAGCGCAGGGCAATCGCAACAATCGGCTATTCGCCGCCGCCGTCGAGTATCGCGCCAACGGGTACAGCCAGTCGGACGCCGAGCGTGAACTGTGCGCGCGGGCACTGGCTGACGGTCTAGGCGAATCTGAGGCATTGAAAACCATTGAAAGCGCGTGGCGGTCGCAGCACGGATCGCCCAATGTTTCGCCCCACATAGCGGCCCGGATCGCGGCGAACGGGGGCGACAATGCCTAAGACCATTATTCGCGCTCCACGAGGAGCAGAACGCCCCTATTTTTCAACCAGTCGCGCAGCTGCACAGGATCGTGAATTATCCTATGAGGCGCGCGGTATGCTGTGGTATTTGCTGAGTAAGCCGGACGATTGGTCCGTGTCCGTTAGCGATCTCATGATCAAAGGCAAGGCTGGCCGGGATAAGATTTATAGTATCCTGGCAGAACTAAAAGACCAGGGATATCTCTCACGGCAAAAGCAGCGCCGCGATGATGGAACCTTCGAGTGGGGACCTTACTATGTTCATGAAGTTCCGGTTAAAACGGATGAAAATCAACCATATCCTGAAAAACCGGATACGGATGAACCGGATACGGTTGAACCAGATACGGTAAACACGGAAATATTACAGAATAAAGATTATACAGAGTCGGTTACTAACGTAACCGATAGCGAAACGCCAGAAACCACATCAGATAGTTCAACCCCTAGTGCATTCAAACCCATGCAGGAGATTGTGGTCAATGACTGGTTCGATGGAGATTGGGCACAGGCTGGATGGGCGGGCGATATCGTCAAGATGTTCCTGGGCATGGCGGATAAGAAACAATATGCTCCGTTCAATTTCGATTCACCCTTTGCCGTCATGGATTTCCAGGCGTTTAGTAAATGGCTGGGCAAGAAGGACATGGAGCGTCCGACTGCGCCTAGCAAGCTGCGGAAATGGGGTCTGGAATATCGCAAAGAGACCGAACGGCGACAGCGAGTGCAAGAAAAGCAGCAAGCCGCGAAGCCCGGTAGCGCCGATCTTATGGCCGTAGTTGTGCAGCAGGAGGCGACCGATGCAGCAGCCTAACAACTGGCAATTACGCGCGGATGAAATTCTAGCCGTGCTGCTCAAGAACGATAAGGCATGGTCAACGGTGCGTTTTGAGCATGGCGTATTGCCGACCGATTTTCCGCCCGGCGCATGGCGTGAGGCGTACCGCGCGATTACGGTACTCAATATGCAGCAGCGCCCGATCACGCTGACCGAAATCCACGAGGCAAGCGATAGCAAGGTTCCACTTGAGTGGCTGTCAGAACGCGCGATCTTGTATTCGCAGAAGCTCGAACATGATGTGCTGGCGCACAATATCCAACAGGCGAAGCTATACGGCACGATTGCCGCCGATAACCAAACGCTTAGCTATGGTCTGGAAAAGCTGCGCGGGGTGACAACGACCGAAGATCGTGCCGACATTATCGGCCAGGTGATCACTTCGCTGGGGCTGGAACTGCGCGGCAATGTGCAGGATGCGACAGCAGCAGCGGCGGGCGCACGGTTTGAACAGTTCATGAGTGAACCACCGCGCCGGGCCATGTCTACCGGAATCTCGTTTCTTGACATTCACAGCGGCGGCGGGATGCAGCATGGCGAAATGTGGTGGATTGCCGCCGCGTACAAAATGCGTAAATCGACCCTAATGCGCGTAATGGCGTTGCACATGGCGCAACAGGGACACTCGGTGGCGATCATGGCCCGTGAGGGTGAACAAAAGCTGGTGATTGCGCAGTTGGTCGCCATGCTGGCTGTGCAGTGGATGATCACCGAGGGCGTATACAATGAGCGCGACAAATACGGCAATCCGCTAAACGTGATCACGGCCAAAATGCTGCTGGCGTTGCGCAATCGGTACAAAACCGCGCTGGATAAGCGTCAGGTTGCCGCCATTGACCAGGGCATTAAGGCATACAGGGCGCTGGAAAATAGCCTGCGGATTTACGACTCGACGCCTGAAAACGGCGGGCTGTCGGATATTTGTAGTGTGCAAACGTTGCTGATGCGCGAAAAGCAGATGTATGGCCTGGATGTGGCGTTTATCGACTACCTGCAATTGTTGCAATCCAACCGCACGACGATCTATGAGGCGACCTCGCACAACGCGCAGACATTGCAGCATGAGGCGCAAAAGCACGAGATCGCGCTGTGCGTGCTGGCTCAATTAAATGAGGCGACGGTGAAAAGCGACAGTACGAGCTACAGTCCCGGGGTGAAAGGTGGCGGCGATCCTGCGGCGACGGCGGACTACCTGTTGACAACGGGCTACCCGAAAGAGGCAGACGGCGAAACGTTTGACAAGAACCACCTGCGGATCATGCTGAAGTTGTCACGGCATGGCGATAGCGGATGTTGGGAAGATTTCCCGATCCATCCGCCGACAGGTCTTTTATTGCCAACGACGCCGCTAAACGTTCCGGTCAGCCGGACGGGGGGCGAGTCATGAGCACGTTCGACAGCCTGCAAGCGGTGGCCGACGCGCTGCGCACCGCCGCCGAATACGAGCGCATGGCGTTGTTCGTGCAGGGCGACGTGTTGCTGGCGGCGTGCGAACCGGACAGCCGCGCAGCGCTGGGGTACGCGACGCAGGAGGAACTACTGGCCGACCTCGGCGCGGAAACGGGTATGTCACGCCGGACGGTGTTCAACCGCATGAAGGTGAGCCGGACCTTCCCGCACGGCACACCAGAACGCGACTACCCGCTGCTGTGGGGCGTGTTCCTGGCAGCGGCGGGCACGGACGATCCGGCGTTGTGGGTTGCACGGGCGTCGGACGAGTCGCTGTCGGCCTCGGCGCTCACCGACACGTACCGGCTCGAAACCGGTAAGCGCGTGCAGGAACGCACGGTCGAGAAGGTGCTATCAACGGTGAACATGCGCGTGGTCTGGTTCGGTGGGTCGCTGGCACTCATGCCGGTGGACGGGGGCGCGCTCGGCGTGCTGCGCGACGGCGACCGCGTGCAGGTCAGCGCATGGCGGGAAGTAGAGCAGGACGACAACGATATGCAAGACGATGCACAGGAGGCAGTGGTATGAGCGCAGTGATAGTGTTTATGGTCATTGAACTAACGCTGCTTGTGGTCGGGTTGGCGCTGTTGGCCGACCGCGACCAGGGAGCGGGCTATGAGTGATCAGCGTCCGGTAGTAGAGCGCATGGAAAACGATCCGCGAATTGCTGAGCTGCCCTACTGGGCGCGCGACGTGTTAGCGGGCCACGCATGGCGGCACAGTCTGCCGGGGTGGGAGAGTACGCGGGAGTTGTACGAATTTGCGGTGAGTTGTGTGCAGAAAATTCAGGAACTAGAAGGCGCAGAAGTGGAAATGGTCGCACCGCTGCCACGCAAGCCGCTATCCACACAGCATGTAAGCGCGACGTTCGTTCAGGAGAATAACGAGGAGGAGTGACATGGACGTAATCTTGTTGGATGTGATATCGAGCCGAGATGATGGGGTGCAGTCTATGGCCGTTGCCCCGGCGATTTTGCTTGATAAAGTGACCCAGCGTGTAAAACCGGCCTATGTTGCGATGTTTTGGGTTACGCCAGAACAATTCGCTCAGATGGGGCTTAAGGTTGTCGCGTGGCAGGTAAAAGAAGGCCATGTGGCTTGGACTTTTTGGGATTATGAGACTTACATGCCAGAAGAGGTTGTGCCAGAACCAGAAGTGGAGGAGTGACATGGATGCGATGGATGATTTGCTGCGCAAAGCGGGCGTATCGCGTGAAGATTTTGACGAGGTGTTTCCATCAGGTGCAAAATTATCGCTTATCATGCGTGTGATGTTTGCAAAATCTGCCGAAGATCGTGAGGCCGCAATTGCGCAATTACCGTCCGAATTTGGAGAATTACCACCTGAAGTTCGAGAATGGTTAGGCATGGAGGATAACTGATGGCTGGATATCAATACACAGTGATTGTAGGAAACGTTGGCCGTGATCCCGAACTGCGCTACACGCAAAGCGGCGTCGCCGTCTGCGGCTTTAGCGTGGCTGTGTCGCGCAAGTGGACGCAGGACGGTGAACAGCGTGAGGAAACCGAGTGGTTTCGCGTATCGGCGTGGCGCGGCCTTGCGGAAACGTGCAACCAGTACGTTCACAAGGGGATGCAGATCATGGTTGCGGGGCGTATTGCCGCCAGTGCGTACATGGGCCAGGATGGCGAGCCGCGCGCGTCGTTGGAATTGACCGCGCAGAATGTGCAATTCCTGGGTCGGCGTGGGTATGACGATGAAGGACCGGTCATAGTCGCAGGCATGGATAACTTTGGCAATCCGTTTTAGTGAAAAGGAGATGCCGTTTTGAGTAACGATACGATTACCGCATGGAATTTGATGTGCCCGCATTGCGGCAACCGGCCCGGCCATTACCAACTAAACGCCGATGGCACCGGGCGCTGCATTGAATGTGGTGAAACTGTTATACTGCCATTACCTCGTTATTCTGAGGGCACACTCGACGGCACGCCGCGCAATGGCGCAATGCCGCCGGTGTTGCATGACGATCTGCGCGTACCGTTTGTGGTCGATGTGGATGGTCATGAACCGACCAAAGCGCACGGCATAGATGCCGGATGGGATATTCGCGCATTGCGGCAAACGTGGCTTTACACAGAAACGGTTGCGCAGGTTTTAACGGGGTTGCGAGTGAATATCCCGGCGGGCTGGTACGGGCAGCTTCTCACGCGCTCCAGTATGGCGCGCAAGGGGCTGATTGTCGTTGGCGGGGTAATCGATGCCGGATACACGGGGGAGATCATTGTCATGATCGCCAACGTGGGCACCGTTACCCGGCTGGCAAATGCGGGCGACAAGATCGCGCAACTGGTGCTTTTGCCGGTGCCGCGCGCGACGTGGGAGCGCGTCGAGACGCTGGAGCCGACCGAACGCGGGGCGGCTGGATTTGGGAGCACGGGCGTATGACGCGCGATGACATTCTGCATGGCATTCAGCAGGCGATAGCCGACGAGGACGCGCCGCGACGCTGGCATTTTATGCAGTTATTGCGCGAGTGGATGGAGGCCAATGAGAAACCGCCGAACTTGTATCAGGCAATGGCGGAGTTGACAGATCGCAGCTATGGCGCGGTAGCGGGTGATCTCTACCGCGCACGGCAAAACGGCAGGGGTACTGAGGGCGGCGCTACCGTCGCCCCCAGCGCCACGCACGAGCCGCCATTGTCGCATGAGCGCGAGTTTGTGTCAACAGATGATCGTCGTCGGGTATTGCGGCGCTATCTGCATACAACCTATGACGCTGAGCCATATTTTTACCGGGAGCCGATGCCGACGCGGGTTGTAGTCGCCGCTGGCGATTTCCACAGCAAACCCGATCCGCGCATTGTCGCGGAAATGGTGCACACGAACGCGGATATTTACGTGCTCGGCGGCGATTTGCTGGATAACTCCTTCGCCAGTCGGCACGGGATCACGACCCGGCGCGATCTCACGCGCAACCGCGCTGCTGAAGCGCGCGACGAACTGGCGGAAATGCGCGCGTTACTGGAAACGCTGCTTGAGGAAACGCGCGGAGAACTGCGGGTCATGACCGGCAATCATGACGTGTGGCCCGCCAAAACAGCCGCCGAAGTGTTGCCGGAGTGGCTGCTGGCGTTTTACCGCGACCCGCTGGAGGTTTTGCTGCACGGCTTGGGACCACGTGTGACTGAGGTATCGCAGCAATGGCAGTATCGTTTCCCCGACGGCTCGATAGATGATCAGGTACCGGGGAGTGAGTATGCCTATGTGCTGGGGGATATTCTGTTCAGCCATATGAATTTCACTAGCACAAAAACGCAGCGTGCGGTATGGCGACTGTGGCGCGACTGGTTTAAGGACTGGCGAGACGTGTTGGGTCTGGAGAGCATTCGCGTGATTTGTCATTTCCACGTTCACAGCCGGACGCTGATCAGCGCGGGCAATGGCTACGTTACATTGATCGAGCCAGGCATGGCAGGACTGCCGCGCGCAGAGTCGTACAAATTCGGCTATCAGGCCAAATGGCGACCCAGCGTGCAGGGGTTCCTGCGCTGCATTCAGTACCAGGACGGTCACGAGTGGAAAACCGATATTGGCAGCATTGAGTTGGTCGCGCCGCGTGTAGTGCGGCGACCAGGGAGGAAAATTGCATGACAGTTTATGTTTTAATATTCCGTCGATTGTATGGCGGATATGATCCTGAAGAGTATATCGCGGGTGTATTCTCGTCTATGGAGGCAGCCAAACTCGCCGCTGCGCAGGACGAACCCGAACTGAAATGGTCGGATGAGTGGCTCGGAGTTAAAATCGCAGATTGGGCGGATTCCGCTGCGATGGCTGAGGGCGGCTGGTATATTAACAAGTTTGTTGTCGGCGAATATCAAACGCCGGAGATTTGGGAGGGATGATGGTGAAAAGGCTTGAGGCGCTGGCATGGAACGCATACCTGTTCGATCCCGATGCCACACTGCTGATCAGTGATAATCTCTGCGGCGTGGTGGCGATAACGGCGCGCGAATTAATCGCGCTGCTTGACCATGCTGCGCGCTGGACCGAACGTGATACTGACAACGACGATGAGGTGAGGGAGGATGTGGCGTGAGTGATGAAGCCTGCAAAATAGGCGTTATGCTCCGTACTGCGCGCGAGCGGCGCGGGTGGTCAGGGCGCGAACTCTCGCGGCGTGCGGGTGTTAGTCTTTCGACCATCAGCTATATTGAGCACGGACACCATGCTACAACGTTCGATGTCATGATGCGCGTTTGTCACGCGATGCGCCTCGATCCGCGCGAAATCTGGCAGCCACCGCATGGCGAGGCGAACTGGGGCGCGTCGGTCTTCACGCGGGATACCGTCGAGGTGCTGGCGACGCAGATGGCCGGGCGCATTATTGACTACGCCGCGCAGATTGTGCGACAGGGGAAACAGGTATGATTTGGCCGACAGCAGACGCGCGCTATATGGCGCGACTGGCCCAACCTAGCACGGTCGTGCGTTTTACCGTCGAAGGCCAACCAACGCCGAAGGGCCGCCCCCGTGTGGGCAAAGGAGGGCACGCCTACACGCCGCACAAAACGCGCATGTACGAAACCAGCGTGAAGTGGGCAGCGCGGCAGGCAATGGGACCGCGCGATCCAATGGTGGGCGATGTGGCGCTGGAACTGCGGGTATACTGTCGGGACGGTCGTCGGGGTGATCTTGACAATTACGTCAAGGCGCTGGCAGACGGCATGAACGGGATTGTATACGACGATGATCGGCAGGTGGTACGGTACACCGCCGAACTGCTATTCGACAAGGATAACCCGCGCGCCGAGATTGTGGCACGTGCGGCATAACACAAACCCCGCCGAAGCGGGGATGTGCAAAGTTGAATGATCCAGGGAGGATTATACCATGAGTGAGACATTTGAACAAATTACGCACTATCCTACGCTGTCAGACACACAGCGCATTCAGGCCCGGCGAAATGCTGAGCGAAACGTGGTGGACAAATATGCACGCAAGCCGTCGCGGGAATCTTTCGCCGACTATACTATTACGACTGTTCCGGCCTGGTTTTCGCGCTTGGTGGCGATTGCGCTGGTTTTCGTTGCTATTGCTGCTGGGATGATCAGCGCGTTCCGGCTGTACTACGCCGGATATGATCAGTTTTATATGTCCGTCCCAAACCGTAGCCTAGCTGTTATCGTGGGCATTTTGACACCGATGGCGGCTGAAGTGCTGGTTATTGTGGCTGCCGTTGCCATGCAGGTCTATATGCATCAGCAAAAGACGGCGCGATGGGCGGCGGCTGTGCCGGTTGCGCTGGGTACAGTCGTAGCGTTTGTAGGCAACTGGCAAATCACGAACCCCGCATCAACCTGGGGATGGGTCGAAACCGTCTTCCCGCCACTCGCGGTATTGTCGGTGGCATTTTTCTTCGAGATTACATTGGTTCCTGAACTGGAACGCCGCCAAGCCAATGAACTCGCATATCGCGCTGCGCGAGACGAATATGATCGCCTCGTCAGTGATCCGACGAAAAACGACCACTGGCGCGATACCTATGGCTGGGCATTGTGGGAAATGTGGGTTAATGTGTTTGGGAAACAGTTTGATATTACGCAGGTTGAGCGCCGAAGCCGAGAGCTAATTGCCCTGCGCGAAATGAATGCTGACAACTTCTTTTCTGGAAAGATTGCAGAAATTTCAGAAATTTCCAGCAAGCGCACGCAAGCCGGGCAAGTTTCACAGCAAGATGTGATAGATTTCCTGAAAACAACCCCGGAGGCTGAAAACTGGCGCGGGGTTGACATTGCCGCTGAAACCGGCGCTTCCCAGGCTACTGTAAGCCGCGCGCTGCGACGCCATGAGCGCAACGGACACGGTAGATAGTTGCAGAAATTGCTGCAAGTCGCACCAAAACCTATCAACTTAGCGCCAAGTCTAGAGGACTTGGATCACAATCAGGAGGAGTCATGAGCACGACCTGGCCCGACGCATACGCTACCGTCGGCATAACACCCGCAGACCTGCGCCTGTGGCGCGTGGTGTTGCAGCCCCGCGCGCATTTGTCGCCGGTGGCATTGTGGCTGATGGATAAAGCACCGCTAAAATTCAAGCAAGGGAAACGTATGCCGATCCGAGAGGTTGCCGATCACATTGGCTATTCACTGAAGCAGACACATACCGGATTGCAGCAATTGACGCGCGCCGGATATGTGGTAACAATTCCTCTTGGCGGTCATAATTGCGGATATGCTGGCAATCCGGCTCTTTTGCTTGCTGAATGCCGGGGCAAAACAGCGTAACACCAAAACCACAAAACTAGACACAATTGTATGATATACTATAGCTAGCCCTTTCGCATCCGGCGGACGGGCTAGCGTCGTATTCGCCCCGACGCGCGATACACACCGGAGCAACCGCCGGGGCATTACGCGCAGTGCAGTTGGCTGCACTCATGGTAACTCCTCCCTGGGCTGGTCGGCGCGGAAACATGGCGAGGCCGACCAGCGGGGCGGGGGATAACGCCGGACAGTTTTCGACCGTTTGCAGACCAAAAGCGACCAATGGCGATAAACGAAACGCAGCAAGAAAAATCAACTATTTTGGCCGATCCGTTTGCCTTGCTTACGGATAGCCAATGGCGTTTTGTGACCGCTATGCTGGACAACCCATCATTTAGCAAGGCCGATGCTGCGCGTGATGTGGGGTTAAAGCCAAATACCGTTTATGCCTGGCCGGATCATGTTGATGCGGCGCTTTTGTTGGCTCGTGAGGATATGCACCGCGCGGCGCTTTCGGTCAGAAAACAGGCGCTATTGAAGGCCATGCAGGTCAAGCTCGATCTACTGGAGTCCAAAGATGCTAAGCTGCGCGACAAAGTTGCTACCGATATTATCGAGTGGGAACTGGGCAAGGCGATCCAGCGCGCACAGCACGAGGTCAGCGGCAGAGACGGCGGCGCGATTGTTCTGCAATGGCCTGATGCGCCGAAGCTGAGCGATGATGACGATTAGTCAGATCACAATGCCCGCGTTGCACAGGGCACAACACGAGGTGCTAGCGTGTACGGCGCGCTTTGTTGTTCTTGTCACGGGGCGACGCTGGGGAAAGACGTTTCTAGGCGTGGCGCTTTGTTACAATACGGCATTGCGCGGCGGGCGTGTGTGGTGGATTGCGCCAACGTATCCAATGACGCGCGTTGGCTGGCGGCTCATTCAGCAGCTAGCGGCGCAAATTCCCGGCTCGCAGGTCAACCGCGCGGATCGCATTGTGACGTTACCGGGCGGGGGAAGCATTCAGGTTCGCAGTGGACACGACCCGGATGCGTTGCGCGGTGAAGGGCTTGACCTGGCTGTGCTCGACGAATGCGCGTATATGAAATCGGAAGTGTGGACTGATGCCATACGACCGGCGCTGTCGGATCGGCGAGGGCGCGCGCTGTTTATCAGCACGCCAAAGGGGGGTAATTGGTTTGCCGATGTATTCAAATATGCCAGTGGCAAACAGGACGGCGAATGGGCCGCGTTCCAGTTCAGGAGCGTGGACAATCCCTATCTCGACCCGGCAGAAATCGAAACAGCGCGCGCCGTCCAGAGTGATCGGCTGTTTAGACAGGAATATTTGGCCGAAATCCTCGACGATGTGCCGGGAGCATTGTGGACTCGCGCGTTACTCGATACAGCGCGGGTGCAAGACGTGCCGTATTTATCACGGGTTATTGTGGCAGTCGATCCCGCCGTCACCGCAACCGAAGAGAGCGACGAAACCGGGATTGTTATCGCTGGGCTAGGGTCGGACGGTAACGGGTATGTGATAGACGATGTATCGGGCCGCTTTTCGCCGGATACGTGGGCGCGCAAAGTGGATCGGGCGTATGTGCTGCATCGGGCGGATCGCGTGGTGGCTGAGGTCAACAACGGCGGCGATTTGGTAGAGCGCGTTTTGCGCACCGTGAACCCCACATTGAGCTATAAGGGTGTTCATGCGGCGCGGGGCAAGTATACGCGAGCTGAACCGATTGCGGCGCTTTACGAACAGGGGCGCATATATCACAAGGGGATATTGCCCGAATTAGAGGATCAGATGTGCTCCTGGGTTCCAGGTGAACCAAGCCCTGACCGGCTAGACGCGCTGGTGTGGGGATTAACCGAGTTGATGCTTCAGCATCGCACGTTATCAGTAGACACGAGCAGGTACGCATGAGCTTTGCATTGGTCAAATCCACATTGCAGACATCTGAGGCACAGGCGCTAAACTGGCGCATGTCGCTTGATGCGTGGGCCGAAGACCAGCGCATGATGGCTGATAAGGTGGCGCTCTTTCGTCGTTACGCTGAAGGCGATCACGACGCAGAACTGACCACAGAAATGGCCGCACTGCTGCGGGTCAGATCGTCTACGTCATCGACGCTTGATCGCTTCAATGACAATTACATGGACATCATCATCCAGACCGAAGCGGATCGGTTGGTCGTTGACCACATCGACGCCGACAGCGACGCAGCTAATCAGTGGATTACCGAACTGCTGACAGCGAACCGGCTCGACGGAATGCAAGCCAACGTACACGAGGCGGCATTGCGTGATGGCAGTACGTTTGTGATGGCGTCGTGGGATGAAACCGAACGCCGGGTAAAACTGACGCACGAACCAGCGTATGATGGCGTTTCGGGCATGATGTTCGTGCCGTCACCAACCGGGGAAGTGTTGATCGCTATCAAAATATGGCAGGAGACGCAGGAGCGCATCGGGGATACAACCCGCGTGAATGTGTACTACCCGGATCACGTCGAGAAGTACGTGGGGATGCACGGGGGCGGCTTACGGCCTGTCGAAGACGGCGATACCGGACGGTTCCCCTGGACGTGGCGCAATGGCCCGATTGGGATGCCCGTGATCCACTTCCCCAACCGGGGCAGCACGTACAGCCCGCATGGACTGAGCGAGATAGAGAACGCCATCCCGCTGCAAAACGCGCTAAACCGAACGCTGACTAGCATGGTGGCTACGGCGGAAATGACGGGCTTTGGTCTTCGGTTTGCGGTGGGATGGGACCCACCTCCCAAGATCGCGCCGGGCATGTGGATAAAAATTAGCAAAGACCGTCCGCTTAACTCCGATGAGAAGATCGACATCGGCATGATGGAGCAGGGCGAGATTGTGCCCTACATTCAACAGGCCGAATGGCTGACGGCGGAAATGGGCAAGATCACGCGCACGCCCGCGCCGGAGTTTATGGGCAGCAGCGCCAGCAGTGGGGAGGCGCTCAAGCAGCGCGAGATCGGGCTATTGGGGAAAGTACAGCGGTTTCAGGTAAAGGCGGGCAACTGCTGGGAAGATGTAATTAAACTGGCGTGGCGCGTTCAGGCAGCATTTGGCAGCACGCCGCCAGAGTTGGGCACGGTCAATTGCATATGGAAGCCGGGCGAAGTGCGCAACGACACGGAAGTGATCGCCAATGCGCAGGTGTTGGCCGAAATGGGCTTTGTTGAAGAGGCGCTGCGCCAGATGGCCCCGGTATTTGAATGGGACGAGAAGAAAATACAGGCGCTCATTGATGAAAAAAACGCAGGAATGGTTAACCGCCTGGGCATGTTGACCGGGCTTAACAATCAACCGAATTTTGAGAACTTTGCCGCTCCGGTAGAAATCCCGGCGGCATAGGAGGCATAGCAATGGCAGATGTGAGCTTTACGGCAGCGAGTGTTGTGGCGGGCAGCGGGGCCGCTGTGCAGTTGGGCACGCTGGGCGAGGATAGTGTTACGCAGGGGATGGTGTTGTACCAAAGTAGCAGCGACAATGAGTGGTATATCGCCGACTGCACTGATAGCAGCAGCGACGCGGCGGCGGGGATTGCGCTGGGCGCTGGTAGCGAAGATCAGCAGATTGCCATCCTCACTGGCGGCACGCTGACGTGCGACAACCTGTCGCTGTCGGCAGCGGGTGATGCTGGTGTGTATGTATTGTCGGCAGCGGGGAAAATTTGCCCGGCGGCTGATCTGGCCGAAGATGACTACCTAACCATCGTGGGCGTGGCGAAGGCGGCCACCTCGCTAGAGGTAAAGTTTGTTGTCAGCGGCGTGCAGATTGTCGCATAGCGCATGACGACCGGGGCTGGTGGACGGCGGGGCACGATTAGCGACCTCATCCGCGCGTTGTTAGATCGCGGATATGAGCAGGCCGCGCGTGCTTCGCTGAACGCCATCGCCGCCAATTCGACCGGCGGCGTGATTGCGCAGCGATTGCGAGAACTTGAGGCAGAAGCGGCGCGACTTGCGGCGGCTGGCCTTCCATTACGGGCAGACAACCCGGTTTTGCGCGCGCTGCTGGTCGATCTGGATGAAGTGCAGCGGGCTAATCGGGCGCTGGTTGATAGTGCGGCAGTTCGGGCGCAGTTCAATGGCGTTGGAACGGCAGGTCAGATTGTACGCCAGACAGCACTGCCCGGATTAACCGATCAGCAGCTTGGCTTAATCGGGGTGACATGGAACAGTCCCGATCCCGAAGCAGTGGCGCGGCTGGTGAACTTTGTCCAGTCGGACGCATGGGCGGCGAAGTTGGCGCTTTATCAATCGAGCGTTACTGAGCAAATACGGCAGATGGCTATTCGCATGATCGCTGAGGGCATTGGACCTAGCGCAATGGCGAAGATGATAGCAGAAGCCGTCGAGGGCCTGCCCGCGCACTATGCCAACCAGATGATGCGCACGTTGTATCTGACATCATCGAGGGAAGCGCAGCGGCTGCATCGTGTGGCAAATGCTGACATTCTGGAATACCAGCTCAGGATCGCCACACTAGACAATCGGACGTGTATGGCGTGCTGGGCGCAGCATGGCGAGATTTTACCGCTTGAGGCACGGATCGACGACCACCACAACGGACGCTGCATCAGCGTAACAAAGGTACGGGGTCGTGCGGCGCCGAATGTTGTACCGGGGCCTGATCAGTTCGACGCCCTGCCAGAGGACATTCAGCGGGCGTATATGGGGCCAGCAAAATACGAAGCGTACCAGGCTGGCGCAATCACGTTTAAGGATTTTCCGCGCGAATACCAGGACGATGTGTTTGGGCGGATGATAGGTGAGGCCAGCCTGAAGGGAATATTGGGCGGGGCAGCGAAGGAGTATTACAGCAATGGCAAATAAGCGAAAAGTCGTTGATGCGCCAGAAATGGACAGCGAACCGACTGAAGACGTTGAAGTCGTGGTGAGCGAAGACGACGAGAAACCGGCGAAGCCGGAAGTGGTCGAGATTCCGCTGCCTGACGACAACGAGACCAGCGTGGTGGATGCGCTTCAGATTGACATCCAGTCTATGCGCAAACTGTTACGGCGTGGCGAGACGATTAGCATTGCTTCCGGCCTGCTGGCGCTACTGCCGGACAGCCCGGTTAAGGGCTATCGGCGCAAATTGTTTGAGTGGCGCTCATTTGTCGTGTGGGCGGAATATAACGGCAAGGCATGGAAGCCGGTGGTGTACATCGCCGGCAAATTACGACAGTAGACTCGTGGCGTTGCACGAAAAACACGGATACACAAGGAGCTAGCGATGGCTGACGAAACCAACATCGACGGGCTGAACAAGCCCGATCCGGCTGCGAAGCCGCAAAATACCGCGCGTGAGCACATGATCCCACAGTCGCGCTTCAATGAAGTGAACGAAACGCGCAAAGCTCTTGAGGCTCGGCTGGCGAAGCTGGAGCAGGAACAAAAGCAAGCCGACGAGCAGCGGTTAAAGGAACAAGAGCAGTGGAAAGAATTGGCCGAACAGCGGGCCGCGCAACTGGCCGACCTTGAGCCGTACAAGGCGCAGGTTGACGAAATGCGCGCGGCGCTGGACGCCACAGTCAAGGCCCGGATTGAGCGACTGCCGGAAGATCAGCGCACGTTGGTGCCTGACTACGGTGATCCGCGAAAGACCCTGGCCTGGCTGGATGCCAATGAGGAAAAACTCACGCGGCCCGCTGCGCCCGATATGGACGCAGGCGCACGAGGCGACAGCCTCAAGACCGTTAACTTGACCATTGAGCAGCGCCAAGCGGCTGATAAAGTCGGCATGGATCACGAACGCTATGCCGAGTTGCTGGGACTGCTATCAGGAGGTAAGTAAAATGCAAACTTACGGTTTCCACTTTGTAGGGTACATCAACGGGCGTAAAGACCCTGTGATCCGTACCTACACGTTCAAGGATACCGAAACCCTGACCAAAGGCGATATGTTAAACCTTGAGTCGGGCGAAGTGGACCTGTTCGCTACCGGCGGCGATACCGGCTTGATCGGCGTTGCCAATGAAACGAAATCCGGCACGGACAGCACCACCACCATCGACGTTATCTGGGACATGAACGGTATGGCCGTTTATGCCGTCTATGATGCCAATGCACGGAATGAGGGCGCTCTGCTCGACATTACCGGCACGACTGGCGCTCAAACTGTCGGGGCTGATGGGGACACTGACCTGGTGGTCGTGTCTAATTCGGCTGCTGACGAAGTGACTTATGTCCGTTCGGCTATCCGCGCACGCGGCGAAGCCACGAGCTAAGGGGGCTGAACAATGTCTGTTAATTGGGCAAAGGATTATCAGCCTGTCGTGTACGAATACTTCCTTGAGGGGCTGGATATGGTCCCGTCGCTGATTCCGTCGCTGTTTGACGTGCGTCAGAGTAACAAGGCGAATGAGTACGCGCTGGGCGTGGGCGGCATTCCTGTTGAGTTGTGGGAGAAATACGAACAGGACGGGGAAACCGCATCGGCTGACCTGGATCGCGGCTATCCGACCACCTTCACGCACAAGGAGTATACCCTGGCGTGGCCGCTCAAGAAAAAACACATCGAAGACGACGAGACCGGGCTTATTCAGGAGTCGTTCAATTCGGTGGGTGTGAGCGCGGCGCAGCGTCGCGAAACTCACGCGGCTTCGGTGTTCAACAACGCTTTTAGCTCCAGCTATACCGGACCTGACAGCGTATCACTGTGTAATGCGTCGCATCCCGTAGGGCCGGACAACACCGGCACCACGCGCGACAACACTGGCACCTCGGCGTTGACCTATGCCAACGTTGTGGCGGCGCGGTCGTCCATGCGTGCATGGAATGACGGCCAGGAAAACCCGTATATGGCGAATGGCCGCCTGGTGCTCATCCCGACCGAACTGGAAAGCAACGCTATCGAGATGTTCGAGGCGCTGGCGAAACCAGGCACGGCTAACAATGACGCCAACGCAGTACGAGGCTTCGAGTGGATGATGTGGGACTACCTGAGCGATACCAATAACTGGTTCCTGATTGACCCAATGCGGTCGCGCCGGTTCCTGCGTTGGTACAACCGCTCAACGATGGTTCCGACCGTTGTTAAAGAAACCACCACCGAGATCGTGTATGAGTTCCGTATGCGCTATAGCTACGGTTGGACGCACTGGTCCTGGGTGTACGGTAACGAGGTTGGCTAGCCCCAAAGGAGGGGAAAATGTCTTTTACCAACTTCCCTAACGGGGTAACGAGCTTTGGGATGCCGGTGATGCCCTTTGGTTTGCCGGTTGGCGGTTCGTCCAGAGTGTTTTGGGTTGACCCCGCCAACGGTGACAGTGGCAATTCGGGCGAAGCGCCAGATGACGCGCTGTCTAGCATTGCAGACGCTTATGCGCTAACGACCAGCGGCAACAATGATATTGTGTTTATGATCGGCGGCGCGACTGCGGACACGCTTACCGAGACGCTGACGTGGGCCAATGATTACACGCACCTGATCGGGCTTTCGAGTCCGCTGCCGGGCGTGGGGCAGCGATGCCGGATAGTGGCGGGCGCTGACAACGATGTGACCGAGGTGATTACGTGGTCAAGCGATGGCAGTATTTGCGCCAACGTGCAGATCAGTAATTTTTCGGATGCAGATGTTGACTCAGGCGCGTTAACGGTCAGCGGGCATCGGAATGCGTTTATCAATTGCATGATTGCCGGCATGGGTCATGCAACCCCGGCGGCGCGGGCGGCATCGTACAGCCTAACTGTAAGCGGCGTGGAAAATCATTTCCGCAACTGCTACATCGGTCTGGACACGATAACGCGCGGTGCTGCAAATGCTGAGATTGTCATGAGCGGTTCTAAGAATTCGTTTTGGGACTGCACAGTCGCCTCGCAATCCGAAACGGCGGGCAAGTTTGCTGTCAAGGTGAGCGGCGCGGGCACAAACACATGGAAGGATTGTTTATTCCATAATATGTCCGTGAACTGGGCGCAAGACCTGACCAATGCGTTCAACGTAACTGCTTCGGCGACGCACTACATCATCCTGTCCGGTGAGTGTCAGTTCGTTGGTTACACCGGAGTCGCAGACACGGTAACGCATATCTATGGCGCAGGGGCTGCCCCGAACGCGGGTATGTTCCTGTCAACGAACCCGACGACCTAACGGGCACAGCAGGAGGGGGCGGGGCGACTCGCTCCCCCTGTCGAAAGGCGGATCAAATGATTGTACAGATTAGGCCGTCTACGAATGTGGCCGATCACGAGTATGTGCGCGGATACAATGCCGACCTGGATGCCAGCAGCGCCGATGAAGACGTGACACCGTATGGCAATCACACGTGGGCGGCAGCAGTCCAGGCCGCCGCTGACATTGACATTGTGTCGAGTGATGCAGCCGATGACGCAGCAGGCACCGGGGCGCGCACGATTGTGTTGACGGGCCTGGACAGCGATTGGCTGTTGCAGAGTGAAACCATTGCGCTGGACGGCACGACTGATGTGCATCCGGCCAATGACTACATACGCATTCTGAGCGCGTATGTAGCTACGGTGGGCACCGGCGGCGTCAATGCGGGGACTATCACGCTGGACGTCAACGGATCATCGACACAGCTTCAAATCCCCATCGGGCACGGGCGCGGCATCCAGGGCGTGTATACCGTTCCGGCAGACTACAGCGGGGCGTATATCGTAGCGTGGTCCGCCAGTGTCATGAATAAGGCGGGCGGGTATGTTAACTTTGTGCTAGATGCCCGTGAAAATGGCGGATCGTGGCAAACCCATCAGTTAATCGGGGTGAGTTCGGCACAGTCCTATTGGGAGCAGTTTTTGTTCCCTGACTATATCCCTGCTAAGACGGATATCCGCTTGCGGGCCATCGATGCCAGCGCCGACAACCTGATCGTTGCGGGCGGCTTTCAGTTGATGTTTGTGTAGGGGCTGATCATGACGTTCACCTGGGTAGGCGACCTGAGTACCGATCTTGATAAGGTGCGGTTCCATATCGGGGATACCGACAGCGATGGGTATTTCCTGACGGATGAAACCATCAACGCACTGCTGAGCAGCGAGAGCACGGTGGGCGGCGCGGTCGTGGCCTGCCTGAAGTACATCATCACGCAACTGTCAAGGCCCGACTTTAAAGCGGATTGGTTAACGGTCAATCACGAGAAGGCACGCAAGGGATACGAGATGCTACTGGGTCAAAAGCGCGTGGAGTTTAGCATCCCTGTGTTTGCCAGTAGCGCGACGTATGTGTATCGCGCCGATAGTGATGCCGATGAGGAGCCGTATGCCAATGGCTAGTCGCTTTGTCCACATGACCATCGACGGGCTGAACAAGGCAGCCGAAGAGGGCTACACGTTTCAGGTTGCCTGTTGCGGCCATGAGCCAGGCACGTATCTGGTAATGGTGATCGATGAACCGGAGGGCGACAAGGTGCGCCGGGCCATCGAGGAAAGGATCGCGCGTGCGAACGCCGATCACAAGTAGGGCGCTGGCATCCATGCGCAAGGCCGCTGAGGCGCTCATGACCGATACCTGCACGATACAGGAACGGAATGAGGCTGTTGGCGAGGCGGGCGAACGCCTGGAAATATTCAGCAATGTGGCGACGGGCGTGAAATGCCGCGTGATCACCATCGGTAACCGTTTTATGGAGCAGGCGCAGCCAGTCGGATCGCGTGAAACGATTGTGGACTCGTACCGGCTGATCGTGCCGCATGACCAGACGCTAGAGGTCGATTATCGCGTAATTCTGTCGAGTGGAGACACGTATGATGTGGTAGACCTCATTACGCAGCGAACGCAGGCGACTGACAACCAGGCGGTTATTGTAAGGATGAGTGACTGATGGTTAACGGTGCGAGCTTTTCTGTGTCCATTGATAAGCGCAGGCTGGAGCAGGTGATCCGAGAGACGCCGCGCCAGTTGGAGCAATTCATGGACAAAGAGGCCGAAGGCATGGTCAATGACATTCGCATGAGCTTTGGCACTTCGCCCAGCAGCCCCGGTGCGCCGCCAGGCGTAGACACGGGTACGCTGCGTGCGTCCATACGCTGGGAACGCGCCGGACAGTTCGCGCGCCGGATTATGGACGGGGTTGAATATGGCGTACATCTGGAGTTAGGCACGGAAAAGATGGCTCCACGTCCGTTCATGGGGCCGGCGTTCGAACGCGAGCGCGGCATGATTGACAAGCATCTGAAAATGGAAGGGCTGGTCAAATGACGCGCGAACTGGCATTGTGGGCGGCGCAAAAGGCGTTTTTTGCGCGGCTGGCTGGCGCTGATGACTTGTGGTCGGGCGTTTACCAGGACATCGCCAGCGAGGGCGCAAGTTATCCTTACCTGGTGATCTTCTGGCAAGGCGGCGGTGAGCGCAATGCCATTAAGGCGCAAGATGCTGAGTTTGTGATCATTGTAAAGGCAGTGGCGAATAGCCTGAGCACCGCTTCGGCGGCAATGGCGCGGGCTAGCGAATTACTGAACGACAAGGGCGAGCAGGAAAGCCCGGATGACTACGTAAACGGCGGGGATGACTGGATCATTCTCTCGATAACGCAAGAAGAAACGTTCTATATGCCCGAAGAATTTGCAGGCAGTCGCACGATATACCATGTGGGCGCGCGGTTCCGGGCAATCATGGAGGCTAGATAATGGCTACACTCAACGAAAACGACTATTACCTGTCGGTTGGTGGCACGGATGTATCGTCCTATGTAGTTGATGTGACCCTGGAGCCGTCTGTTACCTCGCAGGACGTGACGGCGGGCAGTGGGTCGGATTGGGTCAATCGCGCTGAGGGGCTGAAAGACTGCACGATCTCGTTTACGCTGGCGTATGATGATGCTAGTGGCTATGCGTTCTCAATTTTGCAGGGCGAAAAGCAGATCATCTATGGGCCGGAAGGAAACAGCAGCGGCGCACCGAAGCATACGCAGTATTTTATTCTGACCGGCGCACCGCACACGGTAAACGTGAGTAAAGAGATGGTTACGTTTTCGGTCAGCGGCGAGGGGTCGCAAGACCCAACCGATAATATGTTCGCTGGGGCAACCTGGAGCTAAACATGGCTGACAATAAACCGAAATTGCACAGTGACAATGGCAACAAGCCGGAGTTTGACTTTTCCGACTTCAGCCGTGCCGAATCAAAGCACATCGCTAAAGTTTATCGCAAGGCGCGCTTTGTCAACGCCAAGATGAATGATGACAGCTTGCTGGCGCAAATGAGCTTCGATGAATTCGAGCAACTGGAGCAACAGGCACAGGACCTCGAACGCGAAGCTAATGAGATGATTGTCAAACGCCTGGTGTCTATGCCGCGCGACTGGCTGGTGACGAGTGCGCCGGACAATATCGACTGGAGCGACCCGGAGAGCTTGGGCTATTTGCGCGGGAACATGAGCGGCGCATTGCAAGAGGCGTTTGGCGAGGCGGGATCGCCTGAAAGCGTAACAAAAAACTAGGCGGGGCGCTCATTTTGAGCGCCATGAACCCCAACAGCGTGACGTTTGACCCTGACGAAGCCCACGATATAGAACGGATCAGGGCGTCACGCTGGTTGGGGATAAGTCCGCGCGAGTGGGATGTCATGTCATATTACGACCAATGTGTTGTATTCGAAATGATGCGGGCTGAGTCCGAGATCAGTAAGTGGCGACAAGCCCAGATGCAACAGCGGCAACAGGCCGCCCATTTGGTACGGCGAAAGCGACGATAAATGCCAACCGGAACGCGCGTAGCCAGCATGTATGGCGTACTGGACCTACAAGACAATATGACCCCCGGTCTGAAAAAAGCGGAGCGGGGGCTGTCGTCATTCGGTCGTCGAACGCAGGCCGCCGGGCGCGACATTATGGTATCGGGCGCAAAAATCACCGCACTTACAGCACCGCTGACCCTGATGGGCGGTGTTGCGGCCAAAAGCGCTATTGAATGGGAAGACGCCTTCGCAGGCGTGCGCAAGACAGTTGACGGCACTGAGGATGAGCTGGCGGCGCTAGAGGCTGGTTTACGCGAACTGGCAACCAGCGCGGATCACCCCGTTTCATCAATGGAGAACGCACACGTTGAACTCGCCGCCATTGCCGAAGCTGCGGGGCAGTTGGGCGTGCGAACTGAAGATATTCTGAAATTTACCGAAACGATGGGCATGTTAGCCATGTCCACCAACCTCGGAGCGGAAGAAGCGGCGGTTCTGGCGGCGCAGTTTCAAAACGTGACGGGCATGAATCCCGATGATATTGACAACTTCGGGGCCACAATCGTTGCATTGGGTAATAACAGCGCCACAACCGAAAAAGACATCATGAATATGGCACAGCGTGTCGCGGCTGCCGGTAGCATGTCCGGTATGACGGAGGCGCAAATACTTGCCTTATCAGCAGCAATGGCGAGTGTGGGCATTCGCGCCGAGGCTGGCGGTACAGCCATGTCAAAGACGATTAAAACAATGACGGTGGCAGTGTTTGAGGGTGAAGAGGCGCTTGAGGGTTTTGCGACTGTTTCCGGCATGACGGCAGATGAGTTCGCTAAGGCCTGGCGAACAGACCCCGCCCAGGCGCTCGATGCCTTTTTGATCGGGCTAGGACAGCTTGAAGACTGGCAACAATTGGCGTTTCTGGAGGGCTTAGGGCTAGACGAGGCGCGCGTATCCGACACGCTGCTTCGCCTTGCGTCATCCGCAAGTGTGGCAGATTCAAAATTTGCCGATGTCAATAATACGCTAGCGCGAACCGCATTGAATATCATGGATATGGCGCATATTGCCGATCCCGCAAGTGCCAGAGTATCTAACGCATTCTCTACCATGACGCTAAACATGGTTGATGCACTCGATTTTGCAAAAAAAATTGATCGGCTTCCGCTGGCGTTTGCCAACGATCTCGAAAACCGCGTAAATGCAATTACGGCGAAGCTCGAACGGGTTCCGCTTATTCAGGCAAGAATGCAATTATTCCCGCGTAAGGATGTATCATTCACGCGCGGCGCGTTGCTGGATATTGCTGACGGTATTTCAGAGGTTGCAGCAGAAGCGTCATCCGCGCGATTTAGCCGCGCGATGGAAAAAATGCGCTGGATGATGAACACCAACCGGCTAGAAAAAACTTTTTGGTCAATGCGTGGCAAGGCCGGGTTGCTACAATTCATGCTGGGGCCGCCAAGCGCCATTGATCAAATGAGGGAGGCGCAAACGCTTTATGAAAAGCTATCTTCAAACATTTCGGGAACATCAAAGAATACGGGGTTGCTAACCGGAGCATTAGAGCTAGCTAATCGCGCTTGGAGCGAAAACACTGCGCTAGTATCTGAGGCGGAAAAGCGCGCGGAAACAACCAAAAGCGGAATTAACCGGCTGAAAAACAACCTGCGGGACCTGGGAATCACAGTTGGCAGCGTAATTTTGCCACCACTCAATGATTTCCTGAATTTCCTCACGCCGCTAATCAACCGGCTGTCCGATGCTAATCCTGAGATCATACAGGTCGGCGTTGCGTTAGCAGCGGCGGCAGTTGCGGCAGGTCCATTAATCACGATTATTGGCGGAATTGTTACGGCTGTCGGCTTTCTGCTGACGCCGCTGGGGTTGGCAGCGGCAGGCATTGCCGCCCTGGTTGCCGCGCTGGCCACAGATTTCGGCGGCCTGCGTTCTGCCATTACAGACAATATCGATATGGGGATGCTAAAACGGGCAGGGGAATCGTTGCTCGGCTTCGGGCATAGTGTATACGAGGCATTTGAGCCGTTGGTTGGTGGTTTTGTTCAGGGGGTAACTGCCGCACTAGAGCCATTTGGGCGCGCATTGGGTGATCTGGTAAATGCCGCGAGCGCCGTTGTGGACGGAGATTGGAATACGGCCAAAGATCACCTAAGCAATTTTTTCGTCAATGTGGGAGACGCAATCGAGGGCTTTGCCAGTCCCGCGATAAAGGGGGGATTAGAAACATTTGAACGATTGACCGGCATTGACATTGACATGGAAAAGCTCAAACAGTTTGGCGCAGAGCTAGTAGCTCCTATAGCTGACGGATTGCGCGATCTAGGATCGGGTATCAGTGATTTTTTTGACGAGCTAGAGGGAACAGAAACCGAAAATATTGAGGAGCTATTACAGGCTCTCGCCAAATTTCAGGTTATCTGGACTCGATTCGCGCTGCTTGGTGCTAGTGAGGCAATCGGGGGCGCACTAACTGCAATTAGCGAGGCATTAGGACCGCTAGGTTCTGCCGTCTCAGATTTCATTTCTGCCATTGATCGCCTCCTTGCGGGAGATTTTGGCGGCGCACTAGAAAAACTAGGAGCGGGGATTTTAAATCTAAGCGATGCCACGACAAGCGCAAACCTAAGCTCAATGCAAGAGGTTTTAGGCTGGATTGAGGACATCACCGGGCAGGATTTTGATGCCCTTGATGAGTTCTTCCAAAAAATGAAGGAGATGAATTTTGAAGATGAGATGGAGATTTTTGACGCTTCAAAATTCAAGGCTGCCTGGTCTGAATATAAAAACCAAATGGGGAACATCGTCGATGATTTCGGGGCGTTTTTTGATGATCTTAAAATCGCATGGAGTGAATATAGAGATCAAATGGGACAGATCATTGACGAAACTGTTCCCAAGCTAACTGAATTCGACAATATTTTAGGCGACATAACCGGAACGCTGACGGGGTTGTTTAGTAATGTGAGTTTAGATGATCTGCGGTCATTTATTTCTGATCTAGAGGTGCCGGATGATTGGTCAGCGCTAAATGAAACGCTAGCTGGAATACAAAGCGCACTGACCGGCATTGCTTTGTTGATTGGTGGCGTCATAGACAAATTTGAGGGGATAACGTTTAATGATGTGTGGGCGACTCTCGCGGATAAAGCCACAATCATTAGTGACGCTATAGCATCGATAGCGGGCAATATTGGCAGCGTCATTGATAGCATTTTAGGATTTGACGGCGTGACTGATGCGTGGCGGGAATTTTCAAACACTGTATCAAAAATTGCCAGCGCAATCACGACTATTAGTAATTTCGATATTTCGCCCAATGTTCCCGGCGGCGATGGTGGCGGTGGGGGATGGTGGCAGGCCGGAACAGGTGCTCTCGGAGCACTTTGGGGAGACAACAAGAACGCGGCGGGCGGGTCTGTGCGCGGTGGCGTTCCAACAGTGGTTGGCGAACGCGGTCGGGAATTATTTGTTCCCGCGACAGACGGCCAGATTGTACCTAATCACAAAATTGGCAGGGGGGCAGTTGTATATGCCAACATTGAGATCAGCGGGCAAACCGACCCGGTGCGCGCCGCCGACCAGTTCATCCGCGAGATGCAGCGGCGCGGCGTGCGGATAGGAACGACATAATGGCGGGCGAAACGATTGGAGTGTATGTCGATTTTGACAACGATGGCAGTTTTGCGACGGCTGGCGATGACATCAGCGATTACGTCAAGAGCATTGACGGCTTGCTGGGTATGCGCGACGATACACAGCATATCGCCCGCGCGGGCAATGCCAGCGTAACGCTGCATAATGCGAATCGGCAATTTAGCCCGGCCTACAGCAGCGGAACATACTACGGAAAACTGCTGCCGGGACTGCCTGTTAAAATTGATGTGACGCCGGATGGGGGATCGACTTATACCGTGTTTCGCGGCTATACCGAAAGCTGGCAGCCGATCAGCGGTCACATACACGGCAGTCGGGAGGTGTTGTTGTCGTGTGTTGATGTCCTGGATAAATTGCAGCGCGCGCAGATTGCGCTACCGCTCCAGGAAAACGAAACAGCAGACGTTGTTGCCAAAAAGGTTTTAGCCACTGCACTAAATGGGTCGGTAGCAGATATAGTTTTAGAGTTCATGGGCGACCCCAGCGATAGCGATACAATCGCTATCGGCGGCACAACCTATACCCTGGTGTCCGGCGCTGTTTCAAGCGCTGATGAAGTGCTGATAGAAACAGGAACATTGGCGGATGTGAAGTTGACTGCGCGCAATTTGACGCGGGCAATTAACGCCGACCTAGGATCGGGCAGTAATTATGGAGCGGGCACAACCCGACACGCGAAAGTAACCGCGCAGGGTCACGCGGGATTCCGCTTTGATCATGACGGGGTAGACACCGATATTTTGTTGCAGGAGTCCACTGATAGTTATGAGCGCCTGGCGGGTTTTTTCTTTTGGCTTTATGACGCAGACCTTCCAGACGGGCCGGTTGAACACGATCATATTTGGCTACGGCTTAAAAAAGTTGGCAGCCCCGCCGGAACGCTAACCGTGCGCATTGAAGGCAGCTGGAATGCCACGCCGTCCGGTAGTCTCGTTGACGCCAACGCGACCGGCACTTATGACGAGGCCGATTTGACAACCAGTTACGCTTGGCACCGCATTGATTTTGCAGATGATGTTGAGTTTGAGCAACGGCGACGATATTGGGTAGTATTAAGCACAGATCGCGCAACCAGCGGCACGGATTATGTGGCATGGGGTGGAAACAGCACGGTCACCGCCACTTTTAAGGCATGGCGGGATTACAAAAGCAGTACATGGAGCACGCACACTAACGTGGGCCTGGTGTTGGCGCTGGCGGATCGCGTAGAAATAACAGCTAATGCGGCGGGAACATGGGGAAACAGTATCACGGTTGCCGCAGACTTTGAAGACGTGGCTTTTGATGGGGTCGCGCAAGAGGGCGACGGGACACCTAGCACGACACTGACGGGAGGGGGCGATGCGCTCTCCGGTTTGACCAGTTGGGATACCGGAAAACAGACAATTGAGTTGGCCGGGGATACCTGGGAGTTCAATAAAACGACCGGGTATGAAGCCCTGCGCGATTTAGCAATGTCAGAGTTTGGTTACGTTTACGTAACCAAAGACGGAACATTCACATTTAAAAACCGTGAATGGCTTTTCAAGCGGCAGACTGTCGCGGCCAGTATGAGCGTTGGAGACGAATCTGAAATCGTCGAAACAGATATTTCGCTCCACCGCGTGCGTAACGTTGTAACTGTGCGGTATATCCCGCGCGGCGAGGCCAGTGTGGGCACAGTTGCGCGAGCGAATTACGTAATTATGCTACCGGGCGGCGTCAAAAATTCATCATGGAATCCTACCGAGGTTGAAGAAACCAGACGCGGGTCAGTGGACATTCCGTATATCGAATTAGCGACCGGCACCATTGCCGGAGCAAAAGACCTGATCACGCCAGTGGCCGGCACCGATTATGATGTTTATTCCGACAGCGATGGCACAAGCGAGACATTCAATAGCGATGTTATTGTCTCGCTGGCAATCGCTGGCGGAAAGGTGCGCGCCAATTTTACAAACAAGTCCAATGCAAAACGCTATGTGCATGGCTTTAAAGTGCGCGGCACCGCGCTGATCACGTATGAGGAACAACGTGTGGTTGCTCAAAACTCAACCAGTGTGAGCGAGTATGATCGGTTGCACATGAGTTATGTTGTACCATTTGCCAGCGATTTCACTTTTGCAGAGAGCATCGCGGAGTACCTCAAAGGTCGGTACAGCAATGTGGTCGCGAATCGCGTTTATGGCCTGGTTTTCACGGGCGTGACAGAGGTGGACGGAACTAACCTGTGGGGCCTGGATATTGGCGACACTATCGAAATCACCGAAACGCAGACCGGCATAACTGATGCCAAGCTGCTGATTATCGGCTATCAATTTTCCTGGGACTTTGCACGTGGTGCCAATATTCATATTTTCACGCGACCGCTAAGTGATTCTTCATATTGGATCCTGGGCGATGCGACTTACGGGAGATTGGGCGACACAACCAGGCTTAGCCTGGGGGGCGGCGCGCCGCTGTTAGACCCGATGACGTGGAACGACGGCGATCTGGTGGGGGCGTCAGATTTAAACAGTGACATACGCGATAACCTGCAACACATTTATACCAACGTTCCGAAGCGCGCGATGCTGTGGCACGACGAAAGCACGGTTACGGCTGGCAACGCGATTACCAGCACAACCGACAACGACCAACGATACAACATCACGAGCTACCAAAACGCGGCGGCGCTCAATGACGAATTTACAAACGGGTGCTGGCTGCGGCGCGGAAACTACGAATTTGGTTTTTTGTACACTGGCGACTCAGATGGTGGCGAGGGCACAATGTACATTGATGATAACTTATTTTACGTGCTGGATACATACCAGGCTGTGACAACTCGATCTGCAAATGAAATCGCCGGTATTTTTATCGAGGACACAGGTTGGCATACACTGAAAATAAAATGCACCGGACAAAACGTGGCTAGCAGCGGTTACAAGTTGCAATTTACTAAATTCTGGTTTAATCCGGCGCTGGGGGATTGATATGACAAGCACATGGACGACTACAAAAACATGGATCAATAACGATATTGTCACTCATACCGAGCTAAACGATTATATTGGCGCGGATGGTAATGTACAGTATCTCGCTGATAATTTCCCAAAGCGCGCGACGCTGTGGCATGAGGATAGCATCGTTACGGCGGGGAATGCGATAACGGTTGTTGTAACAGCCGATCAATACTACAATTCCCGTGCATATCAGAACACAGCAGCAGACGGCGATACATTCACGCAATCCGTCACACTGGCAGCCGGCACTTACACTATGACAATCCTGGGAAGCAAGGGAAACTCGCGCGGGATAATTGATTGGACATTGGGCGGGGTAAGCATCGAAACCGGGCAGGATTGGTATGATGCGGCACCGGCAACATATAATGACGTTGAAACCGTAACCTCAATATCAGTTACCAATCCGGGCACCTACGTTTTGCGGGGCACCGTGAACGGAAAAAACGCCAGCAGCACGGATTATTATATTGTGCTGACAAAAATCAGCTTCAAACAATCAAGCGATTAATCTCCTAAAAGCTGATGTAGTTTCGCAACTGTCATATTGTATAATATAAATATAGACAGAATAGGAGGAAGCACCATGAATAAGGTAGCGACGTTTTTGCTGGGATTTATAGTGTGCGCGTTGTTGTTTGTGCCATTCCAGGCGGGCGCACAAGACGGAGATGATCCCGTGCCGCCATTCACGGCACAGCGTTGGGAAGACGACTGGGCCGAGGGGTATACGTGCTGGGATGCCCCCTATGAACCCTGGGCACCTGATTTGCAGATTTACCAACAAGGGCAAGACGGAATTGTGACACGAGTGCTAAACTGTTGGCTTGATGCACGATGGAAGATCAAGCCGCGCGACAATGACGCGCCACCATTGCCACAAGTCCCATTGTAAACACCCGCACCGCGCGATAGCAGAGGGCCAGCGCGCAGCACGGGCAGATGTATTATAACACGAAACGGCCCCGGAGTGGGGGAAATGAATGGAAATCCTACAGGTAGCGTTGGCGTTGGTGGGCGCTGTGGCGGGATTAGTCGGCACGGTGGCACTAACGCTGCGTCTCAGCGCAAAACAGCGCGACAATGCTATAGAGCGTGAGCAGCGGCGAACTGACCAGTTGATCGCTGAATTGCGGCGTGACCTGCGCAGTGAGCAGGACGCGCACGCGAATACACGCACGCTGGTCGCTACGTTGCAAGACGAACGACAGAAGGCCGATGTCGAACTAGTAAAATTGCGCAATGAAATCGATGTGTTGTGCCGGTCGCTTCAGGATTTGCAGACGTGGAAAGGTAAGGCGCAGGCGGATATTGAGGCCAAAAGCGCACGTATCGAGGAACTGACGCACGAAAATCGACGGCTAGAGAATGCGCTCATTGAGGCGCAGCAGCGCACGGCTGTACTCACGACCGAAAAGGCAACGTATGAGCGCGCGTTGACGCTGCTGGGGCTAGACCTTGCAGATCGTCGTGATGGCGCGCAATCCGGCGCTGAACAATCGACCGACAAAGAAGCGAAAAAGGTAGGGACATAAATAATGAACTACAACGATCTCTTTGCACAACCAGACGTTATCGAAGCGCTGGCGACCATCGCAGCGGGGGCGCTACTCATTGCCGTGACAGCAGCGGTAACGCTAGCCACCGCGCATTTTGGCGTGAAGAAAATCCGAGACATCTGGCTGGTAGGGCGCGGCAAGCTCGAAGCTATGATCGAACTGGTAGACGAACTCGACGATCCCGCGCTAGTGAAGCTGGATGGCCTGCTGGATAAAGTGCTGGCGGCTGACTGGAACAAACACGCGGCGGCCTTCATGCCGGTATTCCTGCGCGCGCTGGCAGACGGTATCGACAATGCGCTGGGTATTCCTGATGAGCCGGAGCAGGGCGATCCCGGTGGGGCCGTGAATGCAGGATGAGGCGCTCAGTCGTTACGTTTGCGCTCGGCATCGTGATCACCGCCGCGCTGTTTGTGGCATGGGGCGTGGGTGCGCAGAATGACAAAACGATCATCGACATTCCGCCGGGCGAATACTGCCGGGCGGATGATGTCTGCATTCGAGTGGCAGTGGCTACAGCGCCGCCGAATGCATCGCCAACACCAACGCCGACAGCCAGCCCCAGCGCGACGGCATCGCCAACGATAACACCGCCGCCAACCAACACGCCCCGACCAAGCGCCAGCCCATCGCCAACGCAGGAGACAGGCGTGCCGCCAACACCGACGCCGGTCACGCCGTCGGTCACGCCGACGCCCAGCATCACGCCCACGTTGCTGCCCAAATGCTGGGGAACCGTCACGGCAGGGGCGCTCAATGTGCGGGATGACGTGTGGGGCGCGTGGATCGGGCAGGTGGGCCAGGGTAACGTACTGGCCCTTGAGGCACGTAAATACGACAGTGACGGCAACGTATGGTATCGGATATGGTATGAGCCAAACGTGCCGGGGTATGTCGCTGGATGGTACGTTGAGATCGACAGTGCAGCCGACTGCACAAACATTCCGACCGAGAACACCCCGCCACAAACGACAACGCGCGCGGGGTTTCATATCCTTATGGGCCTGGGGGGGAGCGCAGTCGAACCGTATGCGCAGCAGGTCGGCACGGTCAAATGTCTGGACGGCTCATGGGATGTTTGCCGTCGCGTGAAGGCCGCCAACCCTGACGTGCTGGTCATCTGCCGCAGCCTGACCGTTGGCGGCACGCTGCGCGATGGGCCATTGGGCGACGAGTGGTTCACACCGGAAGTGTACGCGGCCAAACTATGGCCGCATTTGCCACAGCCGGGCGAGGGGTTGTGCGATGCCATTGAGGTCATGAACGAATGGGGGCCGACATACGGCTATGACGTGCTCGCTGAATGGTCAATCAGCATGGCGCAACTGGTCGAAGCGCGGTATGGTGTGCCGATGCTGGCGTTCTCATTTGGACCGGGCAACCCGGATTTTTACGCCTGGCTGGACCTCGTGCCTTATCTGGAGTGGGTCGCCGCTAATCCACTCCCGGACGGCAGCTATCACGGCATTGCGTGGCACGGTGCAGCACACGCAACCTGGAGCCGCTCCGATAGTCCCTGGGTCAATGATCCATACGTTACGGGGGCGGGACGCTATGACCTGGTTGCAGACTATCTCGACCAGCACGGGGTTTACGATTTGCGCTCCTGGCCGGGCCTGACTGCCGTCACGGAGATCGGCGTCACGGATGGCTACTCCGGCAACTGGGATGCTAGCTACTCATGTGCAGAGAAGGCCAACGCATATCAAACCACAGCGGCAGCGCTCAGTGATGCAGGGATCGGGCTGTTTAACTGGTGGAACCTGGGGCAGATCGGCATTTGGCACAGCGATCATGATTGCGTGACGGAGATGGTACAATAAAAAAGCCCCGCCGAAGCGGGGCAATGTGACTACTCGTGCCCACGCTGGCGGGCTACGACCTCAAAATCTCCAGGGGGATGATCTGCGCGATATTCACGAATGACAGCATAATCCTCAGAGTGGGAGCCAAGCTCAGAACTGATTTTGAACTCGCTGTCAGGGTTTAACATGCGATAATCTTCAATTGTTACGGCCTCCAGTCCACCATATCGCTCGCTAACGTTCACAAATTCAGGCCTGTGATGGTCGTCTTCATCTCGTGCCTTTTCGGCGGCGTAATAGAGGTCTGCCCCTTCGATCATCCAGTCGATAGCCTCTTCTCGCGTCTTGACTATTTCGGTTTCGTTGGGGTCTTCGAGCCGCCAAACAGTGACGCTGGGCTGTTCATCTTCGGCATCGCCGTAGACAAATTTATAAGCCTCATCATCTGTGTCAGTCGTAACGGGCTGCGCAGAAATAATGTAGCTGGTATCTATCCAGCTAGAGTCGGTTTCGCGGCAGATGATGCGCAGGCTTCCTGGTGGTAAGCTGCTGGCTTCCTCGTCTACTACTTCGATCATTGCTCTGATCTCATCATACGATGGTGCTTGATTGCGTACCCCGCCCACCTGTACAGTAGCCTCTGGCACGTTGCCGCCGTGTTTCTCGATGTACAGGCGCACCGCTTCACGCAGCGCGGCGGCCAGGGTGACGGTACCGCGCGCAGCGTCCAGCGCGGTCTTCTCGGCAACAGTGAGTGTAAACGTAGTTCTAGTTGTGTTGGCGTTCATGTTACTTTACCTCCATCTGGCGGCGCTCGAACTCTGCGATAACTTCCCAGCCCAGGGCCTCGCACCAGTCCACCATATCCAGGTGGCTGGCGGCCATTTCGTAATCGCCGATGGTGATGGCATCGAGCAAGAGAGCCTGATAGATTTCCCAGCATTCACGAAGATAAGCGAATTCCTGGTCAAGCTCTTCCTGGGCCATCTCGTTGTAGTTCATTGTGCCGCCTCCTATTTGACTATGATTACATTATAGCACGTGTAATCATGTGCTGTCAATAGGCAATCAGGAAAATCACCCCCTAATTTTTAGGGGGCTTCGTTTTTGCCGCCTGCCACTCTGCCAGCGTTGTGCCAATCCAGGCAGCGCGCGTGCTGGCAGGTATGCCCAGTGCGCGGGCGATAATACTGAGGTCAAGGCGGGCTGTGGCGTCGGTCGTTTTGCCGCTCACGTAGAGCGCGCGTCGGCAGCGTAGCAGGTCGTGCGGATTTTGTGGCATACGGTCCTCTCCGGGCAGGGGGATCGCCCCCTATACATTCACTCGGTCGATGAACTCTTGCGTTGTGTATTTGTTCTCGACGGCAATTCGTAATATTTGCGAGATTGCCTCACGGGTATTCAGGTCAACATTTGAGGCCCGGAGCCAGTCGCAGGCTGAACGCACAATCTCATCCATCAGGGAAATCTGCTCTGACATGCGGTGTACCTGCTGCAATAGCCACAGTGCCATGTTTTCACCGCGCTTTTCGTATTTTTCATAGCGGTGGACATGAGGATCAACCGGATATATCTTGCCGTCATACGCAAAAGCGACGGGGCCATTTGTTGGCAGCCCTTCGACAATGAAGATTCTCTGGTGTTCGTCGCTTTCTTCGGCTGCCAACCTGCACGCCTGTTCATACGGCATGGTATATGCGAAGCCGCCGCGACCATCTCCAACCATGTAGTTTTTTTCGTTCATCTCTCACCTCTCCTACAATTTGTCACTCATTCGGTTGTCTACTGGCTCCGGTACACTCGCCATGCACCGGAGCCGCTTCGTTTCGTCGTCGCTAGCTGCGCGGCGGCGCTACCGCTGGCACATAACCATCAAGCGCCGCGCACTGGGCTTCGTAGTCGGCGGCCAGCGGTGCGCATTTGGCCTCGTAGTCGGCGTACCGCGGTACGCGTTTGGCCTCGTAGTCGGCATCCAGCGGTGCGCGTTTGGCTTCGTAGTCGGCGTACAGCGGTGCGCGTTTGGCCTTGTAGTCGGCGTGCAGCGCGTCGCATTTGGCCTTGTAGTCGGCGTACAGCGCGGAGACTTCGGCAGTGTAGTCGGCGTACAGCGCGTCGCATTTGTCATCGTAGTCGGCGTACAGCGCGGAGACTTCGGCAGTGTAGTCGGCATCCAGCGGTGCGCGTTTGGCTTCGTAGTCGGCGTACAGCGGTGCGCGTTTGGCCTTGTAGTCGGCGTACAGCGCGTCGCATTTGTCATCGTAGTCGGCGTACAGCGGTGCGATCCGGCGCGCAATTGCCATTACGCGCGGTGCGATCTCGTGCTCATGCTCACGCCACCACGATACAGCGGGGGCAGCGGTCTCATCCAATGTCACCGCACTGAAGGGCGGCAGGCATTCCAGGCGGATAAAACGCCCATCGCCGTTGTCCCGCAAATTGAGCGCGCGGATCACGTCCTCATGCGAGTGATAATTTGATGTCGGCGGCATCCAGCGGATCGGGAACTCGCCAACGGTCAATACTACACAACTGAAAAATCTACACATGATCCTCTCCTTGATTATGCCTCTGATTATATTAAATAATCAGACGCTATTCACAGCCTATCCGCGCTACTCGCCCAGCAGCGCGCGGGCCTCTTCGATTGCGCCCTTGAACCACGCCATGCCGGGGCCGTAGGTGTGGAAGTCGTCAATGTCGATATTGGACTCGCTGAAGTATGTTTCCACGCCAGCCAGCAGGCCCCGCAGCGCCGTTTCCAGCGCGTCGATGATACTCTGCGCTGATGCCCCGCCATCATAGGCTAGGTCGGGGTCTGTCGGGTGTGCTAGCACCTCACTGCGCAAAACAAGTCCCGCCCCATTTGTCGAGGCAATTCTATATGGCACGCCCTGCCACGTCACTACGCGATTGCGATACGCCGGAACATTGTATTTTTCGCGGATATATTCAAAATCGCTCATTCGGTTGCCCTCCCGGTCACTATGCCGAGTTCGTCGATCAACTCACGCAACCAGTACGCAGCGTCATAGCCGGGGTTGTTCTCGGCCTCGTGCGCGATCCCTTCCAGCGTGTCCGCGATGCCGTCTACAACATGCCGCCATTTTTCGACGTTGCGGTGCTGGTCGTCGATGTGCGTGAGGAGCGCGCGGATATCGCCGGGCGCGTGGGCGATAAAGATTGCCGCGTTGCCTTTTTTCATCAGGCAATCCCACGTTTCTGCTACCGCCCACTGTTTGCCAGATGGAGTAACGACAAATACAACATGTTTGCCGTTCATTATTTCAGCCTTCCAGGTGGTATTACCTGGAATGGTAGAGCGATCTCGGATTGCGTCCAGGTCTATCGTTGTGTCACTCATTCAGTTGTGCTCCTCATTTATTATCCGTGATAATGGTCATTATCAGCCGTCAAGCCTCTTGACGGGTCAATCGCTCTTGTTCGGTTTACTTCTAGTCATCCAAAAATCACGAATGTTTCCTGGCATCTGCCCGTTATATCGCACAAGCACTCGCTTTCGCTGCCGCATGTAATCGGGATACACCTCGACCGCGCCGCACATGATGATGCCTGTGCCGTCGCAGAGATAACAGGTTGCATCCTCCAACATATTGACGCCAGAGCCGCCGCAGCGGTCGCACACTATCCATTGATAGCCTGCGCGTTCAGCATCGGGTGTATCGTGTGATGCGACTGCCTCACGGGGCACGAGCGTGCCATCGTCAAGCATCAGCTTCCCGCTGCGGTTTGCGGACAAGACACTAATTGCCAGTCGCGTTTGGCGACTGCGCTGATCTTCCCACTCATATTCAGTCGTCATGGTTTCCTCTTTCCTCAATCCGCACGAAACTGTGCTGGCGGGGCATGAGGAGAGAAGCCGCGCCATTATCATGCAAAACGGATCGGCGTTTTTCCACGAACTGCCACAATACCCCCCTGGCGTCATATCCCGTGCATTCATACGTGTAGAGGTGTTGATTATTCCCCAACGCGCGCCAGTTCAGAAGCTTCCACGATGTGTATTTCACAATATTTGGGTTGTTGTTCATGTCATTCCTTCTCACTCAGCGCGGCCAGCGCCAGCCGGGCGAGCGCCTCTGCGTGTGTGTCCCCGGATGCGATGTGAATGTCTTTTGTCATGCGCTCAAATTCAGCGATATACGATTTGTCAGGCGGTCCATGCGCGATAACCATATCGTAGCTTAAGTCTGCGCTAATCTCCAGGCACAATGTGAGCGCCGCGCCGTGATTGTGTGCCCAGTCGCGGGTATGGAATTCAACATACTTCCAGGCCCACGCTGCTTTGACATAACGATTCTCGTCGCCGTCCGGCGAATGCACAATATACACATCGCCGGGGAACCGTTCCACGCGCCATCCGAGCGCCAGCGCAATAGCGCGGTTCAGTTCCGTGCCACATTGATCGTTCGTGTTCATAGTCTCCTCACTTCCCCGTTGCCACGCGCTCAATCAGCGCGCGCAGGCGTTCCGGGTTGTACGTATCGTCGTCACGTCGCCACACGGCCAGTAGCACGAGCGTGCCGCGTTTGCCGTCCTGGCGTACCTGACGTACAATGGCGAATACACTGCGATATTTCAGCAGCCAAATGTGGGGGCGGCGCGACTTGTGGCGGTACAGCCGCCCCCCCGTGCATTGTATCGCATCAACTGCGCCTAGCGTGGAAACGCTTTTTGCATAGGCCAACTCCTCGAAATTGCGGATCATCTGGTCTAGCGCATACGGATCAGCGTCGGTATCCTCGTAGACGGTCGGCGCGATTATGGTATTCCAGTGCCTAGTCATCGTCGCCCCCTTCTGCCAGCGCCGCCAGCGCATCGTCGAATGCATCCCAGCTAGCGCCCTGGAACGCCACGCGCTCGACGCGCCGCAGTCGGCGGTCGTGCCATTCTGAGAGCCACCACGCGGCCCAACCGCACAGCAGTGCCGTACACAGTTTACGTATCATCACGGCCTCCCGTCCACCACACGCCGTCGCCTACCGACCACCACAGCAGCGCGGTGATCAGCAGCGGGCCTACAAACAACGCGATCATTACGCCCATGATAATTCCCTCTCGGCGCGCACGCGCCATTCTTCCTCGGTGTACCACCACACCCACTGGAACGTGCCATTTATGCAGTTAGGGCCGGGCCAGTCAACGTCATCGCCATAGGCGGCGCCATAACGTCGAGCGGTACCCCAAAGCGAGACAAAATGTGCATAGTCTTCGGCAAAGTGGTGATAAACGTCATGTCCCCAATACCGGCCAAATGCCAGGCGCATCCCGTCTAGTTGACCGCGATAAGCTAGATCGTCAGGCCGCAACATATTATCGCGCTCACGATAAAACTCAACCGGCCTGTATATACGGTGGCAAATTTTAACGCGGCCATCCGTAACAGTGCGCAGTGCAAAATTTGCGGTTGTATAGCTCATGGTCACTCCTCCATTCGTGGGGGCGGCACACACCGCCCCCGCTATCGTCGGTTAGCTCGATTTACGTTGCGTTGCGTCGGCAACGGCATATTTCGGGCTGTTGTTGATAATCGCCCCCAGCAAATCGGCCAGGGTTGCGCTGCCGGGTTCGTCGTCGTCGCTGTTGCGAAAATCTTTGGACGACTGGACGCCCAGCGCGCGCTTCATGTGCTCAGCGTTCTCGTAGCCAAGATCGCCGATTTTAGGATACACTATTGCACCAATGTTCACACCGGGCGGCAAATCACGGATCGTCATATTCAGCAAGTTCCCAGACAAATCAGACCACAGGTCGCCAATGGTGACGAATAGCTGTTCCTGCGCGGCGGGCGGTGTTTCGCGCTTAGCGTCGCGCGATTCGGGCGGATCGGCGCTGGTGCCGCGATCCCGCACCGTTCCCGGTGCGGGGGTGTCCGGTTTCTGTCCGGTTGATGGCGCTGGCTTGCGCGCCGCTGGCTTGGAAGCGGGTGGCGGTGTCGGCGCGGGGTCGTCATCTGGCGACGCGAATTCACCGTCAATAATTTCGCCCGCATAGCCGGGGAAGTCTTCAACATCCTGGGTAAAAAACGTTGATGCACCTGTTGCAACCAGAACAGCCGCAACTAATGCGCGTTTTTGCGCCATTTTATCCAGTGTGTTGATGAGTGTAAAAATCTCATCATTTGGCACCCGGCCTACAGGCTGATCCTCAATGGCCTCGTGACCAGGGGGGAACGGTGTTTTGCAACTCAAACAATACCAGCCAAACTCGCCGGTTCGTTTGTCGGGGTATTTGCTCCTGATAATTTTCGGAGCGCCACAATTAGGACACAAGCGATCCTGTTTGCGCCAACGGTATTTATCTTCGAGGCTATTGCATGAACCAATGCCAGCCCCCCATACCTCATTGGTTACGCGATGTCTCAGGCGGCACTCATAACGATAATGGAAGATCGGCGGCTCGCTGTCCCATCGTTCGGTGACGCCGCGATCAATAAACTCCGGCCACAACTTAAAACGCGCCAGAATTAGCTCGGCTCCCGGCTTTAATAATGTTGGTTTGCCGGACCCCTTGAATGGCTCACCGTAGTGCAAGCCCTGCCGGAAAATCCGACTTCGCAGGTCGAGTAGCGCTTGGTTGCGCGCCACAACCTCATTATGTTGTTCGGGATCGTATGCGACAATCTCATTCATGCTGCTATTCCTTTGCTAAATTTGCCCGCTACGGCGCTCTGTGCCGCTTGCAGGTGCGAATGTACCAGTTCTGCCGTCTGCGCGTCTACGCGCGCTTCCCACGCGACCACACGCGCCTTCTCTGGCGGTGTGAACACCGCGCGGGTGTGGATCGCCCGCTGCTGTGTTGCGCCGTCCGGGTCACTATTGCCGAGCACGTCGCGCGCCATGTCTTGCATGATGGCGACGAACTCACCACGCAACAGGCCGACTGCGCGCTCGACCGATGGCGGGGGGCACACGGTGTGATCGTCGATCTCCGCTTCGATGCGGTGGCGATTGACATACTCGCCACGCGGGCCGCTCTCGTTCCATTGCGCACTCCACATCACGCGCGCTCCTGCTGTGCCAGGCGCGACGGGGCGAGGTGTTCGCGGGCGAATTGCGCCGTGAACTGTTCGACGCTTACGCCGTTGGCGCGGTGCGCTTCCTGCCATGCACGGTACACGTCCTGCATGTGTTCGTGACACAGCCCGTTGTGCTGAGCGCCGCGCGTGCAGCCGGGATAAATGCACAGTGTATTTTTCCGGTTGGTATTTACAGACATTTTTCCTCTCCTATGCAATACCTTGTTGGAGGTCTTTTAATGCGCGTTCAACCAGCGTTACGGTGTCAACGCCGGTATAGCCGTGTCGAGCAAGCGCGCGCCGAATGAGTGTTAGCTGGTTTTTTTTCTGGTCCAGATCGCGCTCCAGCCGTCCGATTTTGTGACTCAGCGCCGCCGGGCCGGCTGGCTCGGCCTGCTGTGCCTTACGCAATTCCGCGCGCAAGCTATCCAGGTCGCGTTGCTGTGCGTTCAGCCTAGCTTTTAGCTGTCTGGTTTTTTTTGCCATTTCTAGCATTTGCTTCCCGCGCCAGCGCGCGGTGTTGCGCTCAGCAATGGCGGCCTGCATCTGCAAGCGATAATATGCGCATTGGGGCTTGCGCCGCGTCGTGGCCGGTTCGTCATCGAAGGGGTTGTTGTATTGTGGCATATCATACGCTTCTGGGTCAGCGTCGCGGTCTTCGCGCAGTGTGATGTTATCCGGTCTAGTTTCCATCGTCATTCTCCCTGGCTATGCCGCTGCTGGCGGGTATTGTGTGGTCGTGCTGGCCACATTTGCGCGCTCTCACGCGCCCGACCTTGCGCCTAGTCGGTCCCTGTGCGGGTTCGCTCGTCGCGGCTCAGTTACCCTACCCCGCACGACCCGCCAGCATTGGCGTTTGCCGACTGCGCTACGCTGTAAGCTGGCGGTATTCTGCCAGCGATGCGAGTGCCGCTGCGAGGTGCGCTTCCAGCAGCCCGTCACGTACAAAAACAACGCCGTCACGCGCCCCGACCTCGGACACGAAAACGGCGCTGTCGTCAACAATAACCGCCGCCCCCAGCCCGCGCAACGAGGCGGCGTATGATGCGATCTCATTGTCGCTCAGTGTTGGCAGCTGGCGCAGTTGTGCTAGTTCAGTGTCGTTCAAATATTGAAGGTGTGATAAAATATTGGACATGTTCCTAACCTTTGTCTTTGGCTCCGGTTCATTCGCCATGTACCGGAGCCGCTTCGTTGTGCGCGTGTCGGATGCGCGCCCCCCGTTGTGCTAGCTAGTCCTCGATAATAAAATCAAGGCTGCCGCTGCGCAGCTTGGCGAGCGTCAACTCGCCCAGTTCGCTCAAGTACGGTTCGTCGTCGCTTTCCGGACCAAACGCGGCCAGGAAGTCAACGTCGTGCCGACGACTTTCCAGTTCGGCTTGGTACGACTCGCGTGTTCGGCTTGCCAGCCGGTCTTCGCGCCACTGCTGATTGACGGTCCTGATTGCCGCATGTATGGCGTCAATCCGCCAGCCTGCGCGCCGGCGATACCGCTGCGCGGTGGTAACAACGGCCTTCAGGTGCGACAGCGGCACATCGATCAGGTTTGCGACCGGCGCAGGGTAGCCCCAGTCTTCGACCAGCGTGAAGGTTGGCGCTCCACTGCTGGCATCGCGCACAGCGATTGCACAGCCTAAGTCCTTATCCATCCACTTTGGTATAAAAGTATTGATCTGCATCATGAGCCTCCTATAGCTCTGCGCTCAATGGCGCTACGTTTGCGGCGATGTGCCGCTTGGCTTTGCTCTCAACTTGTCTACATTATATAACACTGTATATACCTTGTCAAGCGTTTTTGTGGAATTGCTCCCTATCCCCTAAAATTTAGGGGGTACTAGCCAGTAAAGCACTTGACATAAATTCGTGCAGGATATATACTATAAATAGTAGAGAGGAGACGACATGGCAAAAACAACCCGTATCAGCATGGTACTGCCAAAAAATCAACTAGCA